TCGGGCATAATTATGCTCATTGTTGGATTATTTGTTGTAGGTAAATCTGTAGCTGAAGTATCATCTACTGTTATTTGAGTTGTTGTTGCAGCGTTTACCCTGCCTGATCTTCTAACCCCTGCCCTAACTGGGTCATTGATTTCTATTACGCTACCCGGTCTAACGACAATACCAGAATCTATTGAGGTATTAAAGTTCACAACTTCACTTTCATTATTTTCGCTGAAAAGTATCGCCCGCCCGAATCTGTTCGCCTGACCACGAGAAGTACAAGCAAAAGCCCTAACTTGTTTAACAACAGTACCTATCTTGTTAATCAACGCGCTATCTTCTACAACTTCATAATCAATGTCCTGTGAGTCCATGTTGTAATACGCCACAGAAACAACACTATGTCTTGTTTTTAAACTACTACCAGAATATTTAAAACCCTCTTCGTCTACATTTGCCAAACTGAAAAGGTAACTTGCATCAGTTGGTTTATCTTGAGTTATGGTAATCGTACCAGCCGACCAGATCGGCATACAGCGCATAACCCCAGCAAGTTCATTTATGAGATCGAAAGCCTCGTTAGAGTTCTGAATATTTACGTTGCATGAAAACCTTGCTTCTTGTCCTCCCCTGCCATCATTAACCAAAGTATTTGCAAACTTGGAAGCCTCTACGAAAGAAAATAAATCTAAATTTCCGTCAACGATATGATCGCCAAAACCATAACGTGTATTTGTGATGAGGTCGAGCAATATTAATGCTGGGCAACTTGTCCATTGGGCTGCGCCCATAGTGCCATTAAAAATGTAGTTGGCGGGATAAACGACCCTTCCAGTAGCAAGGTCGATTGTTGGCGTCCCAGAGCCGCCAGCGCCAGCGCCCGGAATCCTTACCTTGATTCCTCTTAGCCTAAATTTTCTCCTTGGTATTGAACTGAACTGCTGTGAATCTAATCTTAATGAAAGATACGCAGAGTTTGCGTAAACCTGTTTGTCGTCTATGATTTCAGCAAAGCTAGTCCATTGAAAAGCATTAATTAAACTTGAACTTGTTGAATCAGCCGTAACTCTAAGCACTCTTATATCTACAGGAAAAGTACCAGTTAAATTAATTCTGTATTCTTTTTGGTACGCGTCAGCGGTTCGTCCTGTAATGGTATCTGAAATAATATCTGAAAATCCACCGCTGTTATATTGAACTTGAATTTTTAAATCTACGCTAGAACCAAGCAAATCGCCTTTGTCTGTTGCTTCTTGTATCTGGGGAAAAGTTATAACAATTTTTGCTGCATCTACATCACTATTAGTTAATGATCTTGTAACAGGACTAGCAGCAGTAACATTCACACCAACAGAGGTTATAGATTCGCTAGATTCTATTCCACTCATTGCGGTTTGATTGGAAGTCCCGAAACGCGCGTCAAAACCTACGTCTTGAAAATTAAAATCTGTTGTAGCTGGACTAGCTGAATTAGCAGTTGATTTTAGTATTGGCGTATCGTTCAAAAATATATCTTTTTTGAAAGCATTGTTATATGCAGCGGTTCCTTTTGTAAGACCTTCTTTAGAAGCACTAGCCGAACCCTCTATTTCTCCCTCAGAAACAAGATCGAGTAAAGTAGCAAACTGCTTGCTGTGGAGTGTATCTGGCGTTCTTGTTGGTTGAGGTGGCGTAGGCGGTGGGGGTGGGCCGCCTGAACCTCTAATAATTTTCTTATTCATGCTGAAACTTGGTGCGTATCAACACCAGCTGAAATTACAACTGACCCGGTGAAAATTTCTCCATATACCAAAGGTACAGGAGTGCCAGCCCTGCTAGTATTTTGTGTGCCACTAAAACCGAATGAAATTCTTGGGTCATTAGGCGATGAAAATTCTGGCATTTTTGGCTTTGGAAAAAGCATATCTGAAACACCGCCAAGAACCATTGAAGCACCTATAGCACTAGTCAAAGTACCAATACCAGTTAATATACCACCTTTGACAGCGGCAGCACCTCCAAGACCAAAAGTACCAAACATACCAGCACCGGGAAAAAGGAAAGAAGCACCAATTAAAGCAGCACCAGTTAAAATTCTACCCATATTACCCCCCGCGCCAGTTACAACTGGGACAATATGTACTGTTGATTGGCCTATTGGGTCGTTTATTTGTGTTTCGTCTATCTGATCTTGGTTGATTAATACCTTATATGTATTGTCGGCCATGTGTTTTTCTAGCTCAGGAAAATTAGTTATAAGAAATCTCATAGTTTGGCCTACGCTATTAACGTGTGCCTCTAACTCTTCGTACCCTAAAAAATCTTTTAAAGGCCCATAAAATTTAATTTTCTTTAACATAACGTAGCCTTTTACCTGTACATTTTAACAGCCATTCAGAATATGGCTCTCTTGAACTCAGCCTATCGGCCAAATGGTGTAAAACTTCTCCACCTAAAAAGATTGCAACATGATTTAATCCGGGGTGCAAGATCGACATAAATAACAAATCGCCTTTTTCTAATTTTTCATCGGCCCTTAGTTCTCTAAAACCAGTACGCCAAGCGCAACTTTCAAACATTGGATTTTTTAAAAACTCTTCTGGGGTAACAGGTCTTTCCCAATCTCTAAGCTCAATATTTTTTTCTTCTTTATACCAATCTCTGACAAGGCTCCAACAATCTGTTACGCCCCAACACCAAGGACGACCAATTAGAGGGGGTTTGTAACCTGTAGGCTCACAATATCCCCATTTTTCTGTTTTTGGATTAACAATATGCCAAGGAATCCCACTATCTTCACAACTGATCTTATCGGCCTCGCTGGGGGCTGGGGGCGTACTTGGGTGTGAATGTACTATCGCAACGATTTCACCCGCATTATCGGCCTTTACATAGTCAACCGGGTCCAAAATAAAACATTGTTGTTGCGTCATAGATAAATTTCCGCAAGGAAAATATGTTTTTTTCCCTTTTTTAATAATCAACAAACCTACACTTTCTTTAGGGTCTTGCTCCTTTGCGTGTTCTAATGCCGCAATTTTCCAATCCATTATCCAGTAACCAAACCGATTGAAGGAAACTCAGCCCGAGTGCATTGTCTTTTTGGTGCTCTAACGCCAGCCATGTCACTTGGGGCGGCTAATTCAAAACTGACAACTTCTCTGTTTTCTGATGCTTTTCTATCAATCTGAAATATTTCTCTTGGGTATTCTGCCGTTGGGTCTGGTGTACCTAGTGGATTGACTTGAGTTGTTGTAGAGCTAGTTGTTGTTGAAGTTGTAGTATTAGGATTATTCATTGTGATTGTATTACCCATAGCATTTCCATGGACTGTACAGTAATATCTCAAATCTGATGGTGCATCTGGATATGGAGGTTGAAAAGTTACAGAACTGCCAGCAGAACCTTGCGTTCCAGCAACAGTAACGCCTGTTGAATATGAATCACCTGAATTTCGTTTTATTCTTAGTGGGTGTCCACTATTTGAAGAATCTGACTGATCAAAAATGTAAGTTGACCCACGTTTCATAGTTATAACTGGATTATTTACACCATTCAAAAGAAATATATTTACACCTCCGACATTTTGAACCGTTACCGTATAAGTAACTGTCTCTCCGTCTGCTGGGTCGGCAATCGTTGTTGTGGTAGTGGTTGTAGTAACTGTAGGTTCAAAGTTGATAGCGTCCAAAAATTTTGCCTGTGTCCTGATTCTTGTAAAAGTTGCCCCGGTCAAATCATTACCAACAGTTGTACCATTTACGTTTAAAAGTATTGCTGAAATAGTTCCCAAGGCATTACTTATTGTGACGGTAGGGCGTGGAATCTGGCCACGCTTGTATGCAAAACCCTCCGCTTCAACTGGAAACCTTAAATACTCATTGCCAGCCCAGACAATTTTTCCATTTGCATTAAGGTTAGAACCAGCGTGAAATCTATAGGTTGTTGCGGAACCATGTAGCGTTGCATCGGTTGTGATTGTGAAAAGCTCAATTACAGCACTAGGATTGACGTTCTGTAAATCGCTAATAATACCCGCTGTACTCAAGGCTCAAACACCTCCCGAAACGTAGTATTAATTCTTGCTCTGTTTAAATAAGTTATAGTTTTTGACCAACTATCACAAACAAATTTCTGGCTTGATGATTCTCCCGGTGCTGTGAAATCGAAACTCGCATTATCGCTTGCTCTTGCGTCCAAAAATGTTTCTATTGTATCTGCGTCCGTTTCGCTGACTTCAAATGTAAGTGTATAAATTTTGGGGTTTTTATGCGCTGCAAGGCCAAATGTAATTCTATGCTCGTAACCGTCAGCAAACTGTATAACTTTTTTTACTGGGGAACTACGTTTGACAACGCCATATTGAGGATTGATCGAGGGAAAAGTAGCCATTATGCCAATAAACCTCCGGGTCTTTGCTGTCTAATTAGTTCTGATTGTATAGCAGATGCTAGAACCCTGCCAAAGTCTCCCGCCCTTTGATTGTCACCTTGCACGTTTGAACCGCTTGCATCTACATTAACCACGATACTTGTACCGCCTCCGCTATTTGGACTAACCATACCGCTAGAACTTGGTGTAAATATCTCTGGACCTCTTTCTCCCACCATATAACTAGAGCCTCTCACAACCCTCCCACCGAGAGAACGGCCACCACTTAAACTAAAGAAATCACCAATACCGCCGCCCAAACTCCCGAGGAAGGCGTTAACACCATATTGAATCAAAGACCTCTGAATCTGGTTAAAAACAGATGAGGCGACCTCTCCAAGGGTTCTAGTGCCATTTATTGCGCCTTCGATCGCATCAACCAAACCTGAACGTATTGACATCGACAAATCAGTATAAAGTTTTGTTAGCTCGGTAACTTGGTCAAACTCTACGCTGTTTTTGCTTAAAATCTGATCTATTAGAGACATTCTATCTTTAATTTTCGTGTTGGTATCGTCCTCTGTATCAACTACAGCGGTTTTTGTAGCTAAAATTTCAGCTTCCCTTACTGCAATTAATTCCAATAGATTTCCTGTTATTGCTATAACTTCCGTTGCTGCCGGCGCATTTGGGTTGCCGGGTCTAATTCTTCGCGCCTGATTATCTATTTTCTGTATCAAAATTCTCATTTTTTCTAGCTCTTGGGTTGAAGTTGCAGCCATAGGATTCAATCCCATTGCCGCAGATTGCAACCTAGCGATTCCTTTGCCTTGCCCAAATTGTGAACTGGCTACACCTGAAAATGGAGAACCTAAAGAAATATCGCTTCCGGCTAATCCCAACTGTCTATACGATTCTCCTAACTGAACATCTGTCATTAAGGCAACAGCTTCAGCCAAATTACCAACAATGTCGCTAACTGTTCCTAAAATTTCTTTGAACGCAGGGCCTAGTCCTTGATCTAATGCCCTTATCAAATTACCAATCTGATTTATAATCCCTTTAAACTGTACTGATAATGTGTCTTGAAATTCATCAGTTGCTTTAAGAGCTACCCCGGAAGCGTCTGCCTGTTTTAAAAGATTTTCATTAAATTTGACAAGATCATCATTTATTAAAGGAAATACTGCCTTCATAGCTTCGACACTTCCAAACAGTTTTGCTAACTGATCTGTCGTTGCACCACTAGCTGCGATCTGTTCTAATATTCCTCCAAAACCTTTTGCCTCTAGTGAAGCTGCATTAAACTCAATCCCTAGTTTCTTTGCAATTTTTTCCGCTTCCCCAGTAGGTTTTAAAATTGATACGATTGCTTGGTTTAATCCTGTAAAGGTTTGTTCTACCGGGACACCTTGCGCGGTTATTGTTGCTATCGCTGCGTTTAATTCATCAATACTTATACCAGCAGATTTTGCGGTAGGTGCGATTCTACCTATCTGCCTTGCATATTGGTCAACAATAATTTTACCGTCATTTTGTGTTTGTATAAATCCATCTACTATCTTGGTTGCTTTATCAGCTTCCAAACCATAAGAGTTCAAAACACTTGTTACCGCGTCAGATACCGTTCCCAAATCTGACATACCACCAACAGCACCCAAAGCTGAAGCCTCAAGCACTTGTGATGCTTCCGCTGCCTCAGTAAAACCCGCAGAGGCAACATCATAACTAGCGGCTAATAACTCTGTCTGTGAATATGCGCCCTCTAGGCTATTGCTTAAATGTAAAAGGTTATTTGAAAGTACGTCTACGTCAACCCCTAAAGTTCTTACCGCTGTTCTTGCCTGTTCTGCCTCGTTAAACCCTTTAAAATAATTTCTGACACTCGCCGCTACCAACAACCCCCCGGTCAAAAATCCAAACGCCTGACGTAAACCGCCAACCGATTTCGTTAATTGTTGTGATGCTCCCTGAGCCTGACGTAATCCACGAACTGCCTGTTGTGAATTGACTCTCAGGTCAATATTTGAAATAGCCACAAAGTTTT